TAAATGGTGCGGATACGCTCATTGTGCTGGGGCTTCCTCTGTTGGTGCAGGAGCTTCTACAGGTTGTGGAAGCTGTGCGTTATATTGATCTGCCAATTTTTTAAACAATGGTGCAGTGCCAGAACTGTTTGGCAAACCACCCATTTGATTAATGATAAATAAGGCTTCTTGATCTTCTAATGTAAAAGTTTTCATGGTTATCCCCAAAGAAATTATGCTGTTGCCCAAGGCAGCGGTGTGTTAGATGGTGAAACGGGCGGATTCACCATTGATTCAATTTGTCCATCAATGTTGGCGTAGTAATTCGCTTGATTGTCGGTGGCTTCGTTAATCCATCCAATAACTTGTTCTTGAGTAAGCTGTTGAAACGGAATAATATTTTGTCCTTCGGTTGGAGTAAATTGGCAGTTACCACCAATTGAAGCGGTATGTGTTCCGTCTGTACCAGTTACTTCAAAAATAGCATTTACTACATATCCTGTAGGGTTAGGAATTGTGTAAAGGTTAGTTACTATGGTTGTATATGTATTCATTATTTGCTCGCTTTCAACGCATCTACTTCTGCTTTAAGTTCTTGAACAGCTTTAATTAAAGCTGGCACTAAAAATGAAATATCAACACCCCAAGGTTTATCTATTGTGCCATCTTCATGGTCAATACCAACGCAAACTGCATTTGGTGCAACTTGATAAAGTTCTTGAGCAATTACACCAAAATCAACATTTTCTTTTGTATTAATCCAATCAAAACTACGAATTTTAATAGAATCAATTTTTGATAATGCTGAAGGTGCATCAACAATATTTTCTTTTAATCTTTGGTCAGAAGTTGTTGCATAGATAGTTGCAACACTTGTTCCATTAATATTTCCTACATTTGAGCCGTTATAAACAAAATAAGCATAAAAAGGTGTTCCTGTTGATGATGTGTAAACACCATTCCAACCTACACCACCATTTGCAGTAATATTTGTTCTTGTTGCATACCCTGCACCTAAAGACGATGTATTAAATGTTCCTGAAGAATCAAACCATCCTCTAGGATTACCATCACCATCAGATAACACAATGTAGTTACTTGCTGTAGTGATGTTTAGACCACCGCTATTACCAGAAAATTTTCCTAATATTGTATTTTTAGAACCTGTTGTTACCAAATAACCAGCACTATCGCCAATAAAAGTATTATATTGACCTGTTGTATTTTGACCTGAATAAGCACCAAAATAAGCAGATTGATTGTTAGTTGTTTGGCTATATCCTGATTGATAACCAAAAAAAGCATTTTGATTTGAAGTGGTTAAACTATACCCAGCTTGATAACCTACTGCTGTGTTATTAGATGCGGTGGTGTTGTTTAAAAGTGCTTGAGAACCAATCCCTGTATTGTTAGAACCAGTTGTATTAAATTTTAAAGAAGCAACACCTAAACCAGTATTATCACTACCAGTTGTATTTGATAACAAAGCATTTTGGTTAAAAGCAGAATTATCACTACCAGTTGTATTTGCGGCTAATGCACTTACACCAAATGCGGAATTACTTGTTCCGCTTGAATTTGTTGCAAAAGCACCATTACCCACAACAGTATTAGTAGAAACAGCACCACCACCCTTACCAACAGTAAGACCTGATATAGAAGCATCATTAGCTAATGTTAATGTAGTGCCGTTAAATGTAAGGTTTGCAGAGTCTTGTAAAAGACCGCTTGTACCAGCGTAAGTGACACGACCAGAAGTTAATCCTGAGTCGGTGAGGGAAGTTACAACCGCTGTAGAAGGAGTTACATTTCCAATTGGTGTATTGTTAATTGAGTCTAGCGTAAATGCCACATTTTGAATAGATCCGCCAGTAATGGTTACATTGGCAAGGGAGACTGTGCCGTTGCCAATACCGTTTACGGCAGCGTAAATGGTTGCAAAATCAGCATCTAAATTAGTTAGCGGAATGGATGATGTGACATTCCCAAATGCATACGGTGGTGTGACTGGTAGAGCCATATTAGAACCTCGTTCTCAATTCTTGTTCAAATTCAAATGTATTGACTTGGAAAGCAGCAGAGTTGCTTGTCATAGTCAAACCGATATATTTACCCCATTGCTGAGCATCTGATTTATATAGGTTATATCCTGTGCCTGATACCCAAGATATTACTTGAGAACTGGCATTTATCCAAGGGATAGTGTTGTCATAAATGTTAAACCAAGTTACCGTATTAGTTAGGTAATACGGTGGGCTTGAACCATATTCAGAATCAACAGTAACTGCAAAAGATGCCCCGTTTTCCAGGGTTGCCTCAATACCAAACTTGAGCGCTTGCTTGGTTCGGATTGGATCAGTCATTGGCAATAAAGCCGTCTGAATCCTGCTGGTAATAGAGTTCATTGAATCGCTATAAAGCTGATGCAAAGTAGTGTCACTAACACCAAAAAGCGTATCAATACCATTGACAGGTACTGAAGTGATGTACTTAACATCATCTCCTTGACTGGTTAAAAACCATTTTTTGTCAAAGAAGATCATTTGAAGGTAGCGATAGGTATTTGTGAACTTGGCATCAAAGTAGCGAATACTAAATGCAGCACAAAGAATATTGTTTAAAAGTACCTGACCAGAAGTAATTTCTTCAGTTACAAAGTCAATATTATTAAAAATACCATCTAAAGGGCTTGATAACTTGGTAGTTGTAGAGCCAACAAGCGCATAAACCCCGTAATTGTTCATAAATAGCACTGAACGGAAGTACGGCATGATGGCATACGCAAATTGAGTTCCTACCGATGCGGACACATTGGTATTAGTAAAAAGCGTAACCCCAGAGCTATTTACCTGCACATTTGAGAACACATTAATGGAAGAATCGCCAAAAATGTATAAAAAGTCGTTAGCAGCAACAATTTGTTGAATGTTGCCGTGCAGCGTGGAATCGGTAAGTTGTAGAGATCCCGCTGAAACGCTTGTAAAGTCGCTGTATTCACCAGCAGCCGTGTAGGTGACATTACGCCCTGACGCAATCCAAACACGCCCTGAGAAGCTCGCTATACCGCTATTGGTGTTGCTATTAACAATAGGTTTAAGTACGGCATTACCAGTAACGCTAACAGTAATGTTGGCAGCGTTGGTATAGCCTGATCCAGGGTTGGTCATAATGACCTGAGTAATGGTATTGCCTGATATTACGGCTGTTCCGACAGCTCCAGTACCACCACCACCACTAATAGTGACAGGGGTGGTGTATCCACTGTATCCAGAACCGCCATCAATAACGGCTACCTGAACTGTGCCAGTAGCAAAAGTAGCTATTCCAGCAATAGCTTGTGCGCCTGTACCACCACCGCCAGATAAAGTAACGGTAATGTTAGAGGCAGTTGTGTATCCTGATCCACCATTGACTAGCTCAATAGATCCAACGGTATTACCACCTGAAACAAGGGCTGTAACGGCATTAGCTTGCACGCCACCAGTTTGATTAGGTGCTGAAATAACAACGGTAGGAGCAGTCGTGTATCCAGAGCCTGGATTAGTAATAGCGATAACGCCAACAGATCCGATTGATACGGTATTGTTGCCATCCCAAGTAAAATACCCTTTATTAGGGTCTAGGATAAGGAATTGCGTGTTGTACCACTGGCTACTTGTCATGCCAGGAGTACCGCTAAATGTTCCAGCAGGAGCAACTACACCTGTAGTTTGATTTTGAATTTGATAGTAGGTAGCAGCGCCATCGGTAGTAAAAAATATTAAATAATCATCAATTCCAAGATTGGCGCTAGTAAAGTAAACGATATTTGATGTCTGAACAACTACATTACCATTAGAGTCTTTAGGCAAATTGCTAGTAGGGACAATCTTTAAGTTACCAAAACCGATTGGTTGGGCGTTTTCAATCCAAGAAAACTCCTCAGATTCAATAGCCGTGCGGTTAGCTTGAGTATTTAAACCCTTAAAATTTTTAATGACTTCATAGGACTTTTTCTGTTCTGCTGATGCCATAATTAGTAAGGTGAGCTATATACGGAGGGAACTCTGCGGGTAAATACGGTGTTAAGAACGGACTGTGCGTGTTTATTGTATTCTTGCTTATAAATCTCAGCTTCTCCATAGCTTTGCTCGTAATACTTAGCAAGATAAGCAGCATAAAATTGCACAGGAGAAGTGTAAGGATCGTTAATCACATCCGTTGTATCGGGTGAGGATAGCGACAAATTATTAGGAAGAACAACGCAATCAATCTCTAATTGATAGACTTGATCTGGCACTGGTCCAATATAGATCTGTTGTTGACCATAAATACTGAACGCCAAAGGTCTGCCAATGTAGTTTTGCCAAAAGCGTAAACGAGCATTGAAGTCTGACCAAGCTAGATAATCCATTGGTACACGAGTATTACCCCAGTACAAATTGATATTAATAATGTCTAATACCGTATTGCCTACAGAGGGTGATAACGGTGATGATCCAAGCAAATAAGTTAGCGCAGGATAACTAATATTTTCTACATTACCAACATAAGTTAATCCAACAGTGCCATTTAAGAACTGGGATGATGGAGGGTAATTATTACCATTTCCAGTTGACGCATTAGGGTATGGAGGAGCAGATGATCCGCTTGTTCCAGACTGCGTAACTTGATAAATGTAGATATTGCTAAAAATAAATTGTCCAGAAGTGTAGGCAGTATTTGCTGCCCAAGCTGTTGGATATGCGGGTGCTGCTCCATTAATGGTCGCTGAAGGAGCAACCATGCAAGGTGTTTGAGTGACTACTACTTCTCTAAGCGCTCCAGTATCACGAACTGTTCTCTGACGAGCTTCGTTAATGTAGTCCGTTAACTGTGAAGGGCTGTAGAAGTTATTGTTTGCATCGTGCAGTAACCTTTGAACTTGAGTAAGGTAAGAATTGAGCGTTGCCACAGACTACCTTTCATAAGTCATGCTACCGCCTGAAGGACTTTTCCCCTTGCCTTCCTTTCAGAGGGCAGGGGTACTCTTTCCACCAACGGGGATATAGATTGGTTCTTTTTTGGAGCTTCGGATGAAAAATCCCACTGAGCAAGAATTGCTAAACCTGCTTCCAAGTCATTAGCAGTAATAATCCATCCAAGCCTTGCCAAATACGGCTCTTTGTTCTCATCTCCATAACCAAAAATATGACGAGCTACATTAATTGGAATCTCTACAGTTTCACCTTTAGGAAAACTGTAAAAAACTCCAGCGTAGCCATCTTTTAGCTTTTTGTCAGAATTGTTAGTTACGAAGATTGAGGACATATTTAGAACTTTACAACATCGCCATATACGCTAATTGTAGCTGTATTAGTGTTTCCACTAGCAGTAGTTACATTCACATATAAGGCTTGGGTTACATTACCTGAAACAGGGACAGACGCTGCATACGGAGCTGCAATAGTTAAATCAGTAAATTTATTAACGCCATTTAATTGAGTTAACGCCACATTCGCTACAACAACATTTGAACCTGCTGAGTCTGTCGAAATTGTGACATACGCAGCAGATACATCACCAGATGGGTTAGACACCGTAATTCTACGGAGAATAACCGCACCTGAAGATGCTGTTGAACCTGATTGTGTTAAGCCACCTCCAAGAATTGGCAACACGATACCAGTAACGGTAGCGTTGCCAACGGTATTGAAGGAAACATTTTGAGCTTGAGCAATGCGACCATTCCCGAAACTATCAAGGTAAAACTGTGCTACTGAATCTGGATTAGCCATTATTACTCTCCTTAACTTGCGTTATAAGTGCCAGTTACAGGCAAGCCACCATCTACGGTTGCCAATGTCAATGTTGCAGCAGTAGATGCGTTAGCAGCCACATTCACGCCATCTGAAGAAATCCAGCCACCAACACCTGAAGTCAGGACGGTAGTCCATGTTGCAGCGTTAGAGGTTGCATTGTAAGCAGATACAGCAGAAATGCTCACATTGGCAGTTGGGAACACGATGTAGTTACCAGCAGGGATTACAACACCACCTGTTGGAACTGACAAAGTAGTTAACTGAAAATATGCGCCTGGAGTATTTGCATAAGTACCTGAAATCAGGATTTTATTATTTGCGAGTGCCATGTTATACGCTCCTTATAGTGAAATAGAGTTATAACCCTGCACACGGGTCATTGACTTAGGCTTGGTGCTTACCAATTCGGCAATCATCAAAACTGCGCCAACATAACCGATCTGCCAGTTAGGAAGTGTGGACTCAAAACCAGTAAATACGAATGAACCTTGATCGTGGATGTATAGGCTCATGTAGTTGCTGTTAATGAAATACAAAGTACCTTCTGGGCAATATGGGTCTGGATAGATTGGAACACCAGCAACCATCAAAGCACGGAAAGCTGCTTGAGGACCGTTGGAATCGCTATCAAAGCCGTGTCCTGGGGTAATTACATACTGTTCTTGACCAACATAGTCTTGTGCCAAGAGTGTCCATGTACCGAAACCGCAAACACCAAAAGTAGGTACTTCAGCACCTTTCTTAACTGTTCCAGAAATGTATTGGAGTACATTTTGACGAGTTGGGTTTACAGAACCAGCGTTGTACACCTTAGACTGCCACCATGTATAGGTAGAACGGTTGATGTTACCGTAAGTCTGCATATTTGTACCATCATCAATAGCGCCTGGCAAGCCAATGAACTGTTGAGTGTTGGTGTAGTTTGTGTAAAGTGCTGTAGCCATTGCATCCATCATCACATTGGTTGCATCGTTCATACGAGCTTCAATGAGAGGAATGATTGCGTAATCTTGCTGAACTGCACCTTCCATACCGAGGAACGGTACTGG